TAGCTGAAAAAAGCGAAAAGGGCAGTCGGGCTAGAGCTTCTATGCAACGATGGAATTGCCCAGGATGGTGATGTATGAGCACTAGCGGAACAGTAGGTACAACTTTAATCAATGTTCAGAAGTTCATTGACCACGGCGCTCGTCGCTGCGGCAAGTTGGCTGAAGAACTTACGTCTGAACAAGTATTGTCAGCACGCGAGTCGTTATATTTCTTGCTTTCAAACTTGGTCAATCGCGGTATCAACTACTGGGCGATTAGTAAAGCAGTTATCGGCTTACAGGCTGATAAATACATCTATACGCTACCTCTAGGCGCGGTTGATGCGCTTAACGTGCTATATCGTACGCTGAATCGCCCTACAGGCAACTACTCAGCTTCGTCTGGTAGCGCGTATAATGCTTTTGACAACGATACAAGTACAAAAGACGTTCAAACGGCAGCGAACGGGAATATCTCAGTAAATTTCGGCACTAATAACCAAGTGTATGCAGGATCTATCGGAATATTGCCCGGAGTTTCCGGTAGTTTCCACATCTTGCTGGAATATTCTACTGATGGAGCTACTTGGAAAACGCTAGAAGATACTGGCGTGGTGACGTGGGTAGATAACGAATGGCTTTGGTATGATATAGATCCTGGCCAGTCGGTGCAGTACTACCGTATGCGTGAAACTGGAGGCGGTACACTTCAAGTTCGTGAATTCTTCGTCGGTAACAATAGCCGTGAGATTCAAATGGCTCGTCTGAACCGTGATGACTACACAAACTTGCCGAACAAAAACTTTACAGCCAACCAGCCGTATCAGTTTTGGTTTGACCGCACTATACCCCAGCCTACAATTTATTTGTGGCCAACGCCCAGCGATCCGTTTATTCAGATGACTGTCTGGTACTCGCGTCAAATCCAAGACGTAGGCGCTCTAACTGATGAGTTAGAAATACCGCAGCGGTGGTATTTGGCAGTGCAGTCTATGCTAGCTCACCAGATGAGCATGGAGTTGCCCGCAGTTGATTTGCAGCGCGTTCAGTATCTTGAGCAGCAAGCTGAGAAATATCTCTACCAAGCTGAGCAAGAAGAACGCGATAAGTCACCAATTTACTGGGCTCCGAATATATCCGTTTACTCTAGATAATTAGAGTTAAAATAAGGGTATGCCACGCTTTCTTGATACCCTAGGAAACTCCGATATCGCTATCGCGGTATGCGATCGGTGCAAGATGAAGCGTGCCCACTCGGTAATGCGATCTGACCCTAATTTTCCTGGCTTGCAAGTATGTGATCAGGGTTGTGCTGATCAGCTAGACCCTTACCGTTTACCTGCTAGACAAACCGAACGGATTCAACTCCGTTTTCCGCGCCCTGATGTCTCCGTGGCGGATACTGACCGTAACTTGGTTACAGATCCAACTGGTGCGTATATTATTTCTACGCAGCAGAACACTCAGACACCTGAGGATAATGGAAACCTTGACATATTGAGCCCGTAATATGCCCTCAGCACAAGTACAGATAACGCAACTCCCTGCCGCTGGTCCAATTACTGGAACTGAGTCAGTACCTATTGTCCAGAACGGGCAGACCGTACAGACTACGACAGGGGCTATATCTGCTTCCCCCTCGCAGACTCAAACGTTCATAACTGTTAATCAACAGCCTACGCTACCTAACAGCCGTGCGTTATCCGGCGGTAATGGAGTAGGGTTAACTGACGGTGGGGCACAATCAACCCTGCAAATCGTGTTGAACGGAGCGAGCGGCTCTTTGGAAAGCGCGGGTACGGGCGTTATCGTTAAAAGCGGCGCGTCGTCAGTAGTGGCTAGGACTTTAGCGACTACGGGCGCGGGTTTAAGCGTTTCCAATGCTGACGGTACTGCAGGCAATCCAACTTTTACACTGACAGGCATCGCTTCGGCAGTTGCAAATCTGTCTGGCACAGGTATGCTGGCTTTGACCGTAGGAGGTACTTCAGTTGCTGGTAGAGAGATTTTAGGAACCTCTGGACAGATTACTGTAGCTAACGGTACTGGCGCTTCGGATAACCCAACAATCGCTATCGCTAACAATGCAGCTTTTCCTGGCACAGCGAGCGTTACAGTTCCTGCTGGGACAACGTCTCAACGTCCTGCCCCTGCGGCTAACGGCCAAGTTAGATATAATACAGACACCTCTAGGTTTGAGGCGTATGCTGGAGGGTCTTGGCAGACTCTTGGTAGCGGTGATGGTACGGTGACAAATGTCAGTGGAACAGCAAATCAAATTTCAGTTGCCAGCGGCACTACAACTCCAGTAGTGAGCATTACAACAAACCCCGTATTGCCTGGTCTTGCTGGCGTTGTCCTTCCCTCTGGTACTACGGCAGAACGCTCAGGTTCTCCAACCAATGGTACGCTACGCTACAACACAACCATTGCATTGCTTGAAGCCTACTTGAATGGTGTTTGGACATCATTAGCTTCTGGCTCTGGCGTTACCTCTGTTGCGACTGGTACTGGACTCACTGGAGGCCCAATCACTTCCACGGGCACAATCTCAATTGCCAACACTGCTGTTACTGCTGGATCGTATGGCGGAGCAACAAAGACTCTGACAGCTACGGTTAACGCCCAAGGTCAATTGACAGCGTTGGCTGAGACGCCTATCGCAATTACTAACACGCAGGTTTCTGGCTTGGGTACTATGTCCACGCAGAACGCTAGTGCTGTAGCGATTACTGGCGGAACAATTAACGCAACATCAGTTGGAGCGACTACACCATCTACTGGTGCGTTCACTTCCGTTGCGATGACGACAGGTACGATCACTACCTCCCCAACGAACGGTACAGACATTGTCAACAAGGACTATGCGGACTCAATTGCATCTGGTTTGAACTATCACCAGCCAGTTAACTACGCAACAACCACTACGCTTCCTGCGTACACCTACAACAACGGCACTTCTGGTGTTGGCGCGACAATTACAGCGACCGCTAATGGTGCGTTGTCTTTGGGTGGTGGATCACCAACTGCAACTCAGCGCGTGTTGGTTAAGGATGAAGTCAGTGGAAATGCGGCTTACAACGGTGTTTATGTTGTCACGCAGGCTGGTACTGCTGGTACACCGTTCATTCTGACTCGAGCAACTGACTACGATACATCAGGCTCTGGAACCAACGAGATTGACCAAGGCGACTATGTTTTGGTTATCTCTGGAACATTGGCATCGACTGCTTGGGTTCAACAGACTGCCCTTCCTATTACCGTAGGAACTACAGCCCTGTCTTTTGTGCAATTCAATGCGCCGATCACATATTCTGCTGGTACAGGCTTAACCTTATCAACCACTACATTTAGCATCACCAACACAGCCGTCACTTCTGGCTCCTACGGTAGTGCATCAAGTGTCCCTACATACTCTGTGAATGCTCAAGGTCAACTGACTGCGGCATCCAACACCACAATAGCGATTGCGGCGTCTCAGATCACATCTGGCACTCTTCCTGTTGCTCAGGGCGGTACTGGACTTACATCCTTTACATCAGGCGGTGTTCTTTACGCTTCATCAACAAGTGCATTGGCTACAGGCTCTGCGCTGACGTTTGATGGAACGACATTCAGCGCACCGAACTCTGTCATTACAAGCTCTTCATCATCTAACGCATTGCGTATTACTCAGACAGGCGCAGGCAATGCACTTCTTGTAGAAGATTCTGCTAATCCTGATGCTACGCCGTTTGTAATTGATGCAAATGGAACAACAATATCTGGTTATACAAATTCAATTAACACTGTAGCGCAGACAGGAAATGCAGTAGCGCCGGGAATACAACAGCATGCGGCCGCTCAAGGATTCGCAACAGCAGGGATAACTAACTGGTCATCAAATGCTGGAATTAGCCCGAACATAGTGCTGTCAAAGAGTAACTCAGGAGTTGTTGGCACAAGAGGTGTTGTTTCTTCTGGAACCCTGCTTGGTGCTATTGTGGCGGCTGGTGATGACGGCACAAACTTTATTAGAGCCGCAACAATTGAATCGTGGGTAGACGGCACTCCCGGCACAAACGATATGCCCGGACGCTTGGTGTTTTCCACCACTGCTGATGGTGCATCAAGTCCTACTGAACGGATGCGTATTGATAGTGCAGGAAATGTAGGTATTGGTGGATCACCAACAGCAGGAATTACAGTTGACATTCAAAAGGCGCAAACAGGTGCTACATCAGCATACACAATTAGCGCACGAATTAACCCTGACTCTACTGTCACATCTTCTGCTTATGGGTATGCTACTTATGCAATCAATGGTGTTGGTACAAGTACACCAACTGTTGTGCATTATTATGCAAATCAAGGCACATTTTCTGGGACTGCTCCCACAAATCAATACGGGTTTTTTGCACCATCTTCGTTAACTGGCGCAACAAATAACTACGGCTTTTATGGTGCTATTGCTAGCGGTACAGGTCGCTGGAACGTCTATGCCGCAGGGACTGCCGATAACTTTTTTGGTGGTTCTGTTGCTATAGGTGGAACGGCAACACCATCAGCGGCAGGTCAAACTTTGCGAATTGGCGCAAACATGACTGGCCTTTCAAATGAATGGGCGGCTGTTGTTAACAATGGACAAGTTCGGTCAGGCGTAACTTCAACCGCCTATATGTATAGAAGTACATTGGAAACGCAAGCTACTGCATTTACGCTAACCAATTTTTATTACAACCATACGTCCCAGTCATCAATAGGCGCAGGTTCAGCAGTTACCAATCAATATGGTTATTTTGCAGAATCAACAATGACTGGCGCAACAAATAATTATGGTTTTTACGGAAACATAGCATCAGGTACAGGACGCTGGAACTTGTACATGGGTGGTACTGCACAGAACTACATTGCTGGTAACGTAGGTATTGGAAGCGGTAAAACAACACCAGCGTATGCTTTAGATGTAAACGGAACAGTCAGCGCCACAGCATTTGTGGGAATCTCAGGAGGAACTTTCTAAATGGCACAAACAGGCTACACCCCAATTTCGCTGTACTACAGCGCAACTACAACAAATGCACCGACATCAGGAAATTTAGCCGCTGGTGAGTTGGCGATTAACACTGCTGACGGTAAACTTTTCTACAAAGACAGTAGCAATGTAATTCAAGTTATTGGATGGAAAACGACTCCAGTATCTGCTGGTGGTACAGGTTTAACTTCTGGTACTTCTGGTGGTGTTCCTTATTACTCTTCTTCAAGTGCAATTGCTTCCTCTGCGGCATTGGCGGCAAGTGCTTTGGTTATTGGTGGGGGCGCAGGCGCGGCTCCTAGTACAACGACTACAGCAACGGGCGTTTTAACATTCCTTGGCACACCTTCAAGCGCAAACCTTGCCGCAATGGTGACAGACGAGACTGGCTCGGGTTCTTTAGTGTTTGGTACGACTCCAACAATAACAACTGCCGCCCTGACAAATCCAACTGTCACTAACTATGTTGAAACTCCGTACTCTGCTAACAGTTCAACAGCCATCACATTGGCTTTGACCAACGGCACTGTGCAGATTATCACTTTGACAGGCAATGCGACTATCACAATGCCAACAGCGGTAAGTGGTAAATCGTTCATTATGTTCTTAAAGCAAGATGCAACAGGTTCACGCACAGTCACATGGTCAACAGTTAAGTGGCCTGCTGGCACTGCACCAACAATTACTGCAACAGCAAGTAAGCAGGATATTTATTCGTTTTTCTCTGATGGTACAAATTGGTACGGCGTGACCGTTAGCCAGAACTACACACCATAAGGACTGATAAATGTTTGCCGCATCAAAAACAAACTCAGTTGCCACAGTTAGTGCGCCAGACGCACAATTTAACTACGTTACCATGCTTTTGCATGGCGATGGGACTAATGGCGCACAGAACAATACATTCTTAGACAGTAGTACAAACAACTTCAGCATTACCCGCAACGGTAATCCCACACAAGGTTCTTTCTCGCCTTATGGGTCTAATTGGTCTAATTATTTTGATGGTAGCAGTGCACTCCAAACGCCTAATAACGCCAATTTGTATTTAAGCTCCAGCAATTTCACAATCGAGTGTTGGGTAAACCTGAATTACAACACTGGTGGCCCAAACATTATCCGTACTGTAAATGGATATTCTTTTGCGTTGATTCAGGGAACAACCACGTTGCTTTTGTATCTCAGTAGCAATGGTGTAAGTTGGGATATAACCAGCGGCTCAAATGTTGGTTCTTTTACTCCCAACACATGGAATCATGTAGCCATCGTCAGAAACGGGTCTACATTTGTTTGCTATTTAAATGGTGTAGCTGGAGCCACAGTTACAAGTGCATCTGCGTTATACCAGACCAATGGTTTTTACATTGGTAAAGAAACCGGTGGCGGTTATTTAAATGGCTATGTTTCAAATGCACGAATTGTGGTTGGCACTGCTGTTTATACAAGCGCATTCACCCCAAGCACAACACCGCTAACTGCCATTACAAATACGCAGTTACTTACTTGCCAGTCCAATCGTTTTGTTGATAACAGCACAAATGCTTACACATTAACTCTAACGGGAACACCAAGCGTTCAACGCTTCAACCCATTTGGTACTGCTACCGCCTACTCCACAAGCGTGATTGGTGGGTCAGGGTACTTTGCTGGTGGAACTACAAATTATTTAAACACGCCAACATCTTCAGGATTTTTGTTTACTGGTGACTTTACTGTTGAGGCTTGGTTTTATCAAACTGGAACTGGTACTTTTGGCGGTGTATTTGGAAATTATGTTAGCAACATAAACTCTAATTGGACTTTGCAATTAGGCCCATCAGGAAATCTTACTTGGTATTATTATTCTGCGGGAAGTTCAATTGTTTCAACTTTTAAATATAACCAATGGAATCATGTTGCTTGCGTTAGAAGTGGCACAACATTGACGATGTATTTAAATGGTGTTTCTGTAGGAACTGCAACACAATCAGGAAATATGGGTTCTTCAACAGACCCATTTTTAATTGGTACTGCAAACACGGATAGTATTACTGGATATATTAGCAATGTAAGGGTTGTGAATGGAACTGCTGTCTATACAGCAAACTTTACACCGCCTACTGCACCCGTGACTGCAATCTCAGGCACATCACTTTTAACAAACTTTACCAATGGCGCAATCTTTGACAACGCCATGATAAACAACTTAGAAACTGTAGGCAATGCACAGATTTCTACAAGTGTGGTGAAGTATGGAACAGGGTCAATGTACTTTGATGGTAGTGGTGATTATTTATATTCGCCAACAACAACACAATTTAATGTAAGTAAACCTTACACGATTGAATTTTGGACATATCCAATTTCTGTAACTACAGTTACTTGGATTTCTGCACCAAGTGCGTATTTTTATATTGAAACATTTGGCACAACTTTGTTTGTGGGTGACGGTGTTACAAACATTATTTCAACTACACCACCAAGTACGGGTGTTTGGACTCATTTTGCATTAAGTTACGATGGAACAACAACTCGTTTGTTTTACAACGGGACATCACAAGCCACATCTACAACAGCATTGCAATCACAAACATTAGTATCTTGGTATATTGGTCAACGATATGACGCTACAAGACCTTTTAACGGCTACATAGATGATTTACGAATTACTAAAGGCTATGCCAGATACACAGCAAACTTCACACCGCCAACTGCGGCATTCCCCAACACTGGCCCTAATTAAGGAACTATCATGCAAGTAGCAATTTTGACAACACCTATTACAGTTGGCGACTATCGTGAACTGTTTCCTAACACATCGTTTGGCACAAGTGGCCCATCCGATGAATTCTTGACTGCCAACAACGCAAAGAAGGTCACGCTGTTTAAAGCCCACGACCGACTGACACAGAAGTTGGTTTCATGCGCGCCGTATGACGACGGTGAGTTTGTGTCTATGGCTCAAGTTGAAGCAATGACTGCTGATGAAATTCAATCCGCCAAAGACTCTGCAATGTCTCAACTGAGAGCAACTAGAAACACATTGTTAATATCTTGCGATTGGACGCAGATTGCAGATTGCACGATCACTAACAAGGCGGCGTGGACTACATACCGCCAAGCACTGCGTGATTTGCCAAACACAATTACTGGTGATCCTCGAACATTCAACGACTGGCCTCACGATCCTAATTGGGTTGATTCTACTTATCTAAGATAAATGATGGAAACAATAGAGACTAAACTTGCCGTGCATGAAGCTGTCTGTACTGAGCGCTACCGATCTATACAAGACGCCCTAGATCGCGGCAAAGACCGTATGAAAACGATTGAGTATTTACTTTATATCGTTATTGCGGCGGTCTTGTTCGGTCCTGGCGTGGCGGGTGAGTTTGTAAAGAAAGTATTAGGGTTGTAATATGTGGAAGTGGTTTGAAGCACTCATCGCGCTTGGATGCGTAGTTTGCTTTGTACTAGCAGGCACATTCCTGATTGCGTGGGGCAATAGATGGTAAATGCGCTGGCTCATATTGTTACTGCTATTGTTGGGGCTGGTTGGAGCCGTAGCCAAGAATGGCTGTCACGTGCGCGAGTTCTACGGAATAGGCTACACAGTCCACGACCCGACGGAACGGCATACCAAGATGATGGAGTGGTTGAACGTCAACGCCGCTTATTGCAAGTCTTCAGACTACGTCGTGCTTTGGAACAACCTTTCCGAGTGGGCTGGCGCAGCGGATAGTACTTGGCTTAGAAATAAAGTAGTACATGGGTATAAAGATGCACTTGAGCGTGAAAAGAAATGATCCCGCCTATACACAAGTGGTACCCAATGGTGCAGCCAGGAGGCGAACCAACCAAGACAGATGCGCTTGAGCGCAGAACAGAACGCTTACAAGAAGAATATGCACAAGCGTTGAAGATGAAGAAGGTGAAGGACAAGATTGATGATGTTGAGTTTGAGTTGTACGTAAAGAAGGCAGAACGAAACCAACTTAGACTTGAGATCTTTACCAACCGAAAACTGGACATTTATGTATGACCAAGAAGCCGATACGACAACTACGGAAATCGTCAATGGACACGAAGGACAAGTTGACGCTGTGGGTGACGCTGATGGTAAGCTTCACCCTGTGCATCTCTGTTTTGGCTATGGTAATCAGCTTTATGCTTGGCCTTTGGGCCAAAGAAGTGGACAACGCAGAGATATTCAAAATG